TTGCCGGGTTGATTCCCATGCTTTTTTCTATTCGAGCCATGTGCTCGTCCCCGAGTCTCACGTATTCCCGAGCAAGGTCCTGGTCAATGCGTACTCCGTGGCGCTTCATAGACAGTAGGACACGTACCAGGTCCTGCTTGTGAGGCCACAGATCGGCTGGTAGGGCTTTCCACTGGGGTATCTGCTGAAGCAGGTCCCAGAGTCGCCAGGGGAGCTCTGCGTCACGTATTGCGTAGTCCCACATCATCTGCCAGGTAGTGTTCTGCCAGCCCGTCTTCTTTTCTTTCTCAATAAAAGCGTCTTTTATCTTGCCCTCATTTTTGAGGTAGAAAGCTGCGAGAGAATCAAGCCCTTTGTTGTACGGTTTGTTCTCGTTAATTAAGTGGGCCACAGTGGGTACGTCTATAAAGTTCGTGTGTTCGACCCTTATACCCACGGTTTCTAAGGATAAAATGTCGAACTGGGCGTTACAAAAGATGAGCGTTATTTTATCTCGCTCCAACACGTATTTAAGCATCCCCCTGGTTTCGGGGATTATGTTCTCCCCGACAGAATGGAAGAGGGGAAAATAATGGCTGAGAGGTTCCCCATCAATCAGGGTCGCAATACTGACCCCTATACAAGTGTGCTCCCCGCTGGCTACCCTCAGCCCCGTAGCCTCAGTGTCTACAGAAATCTCCGCTTCGGGGTGGTCGTACAGTTTCTTCAGCACCTGACGACTCTCCGCATCAATATCATCAAAGTTCAAAATTGCTGTCCTTATCAAACTGGTTAAAGATATTCCCCATATCGGTGGAAAAGCTTAGGTTCTCGGGGTTACGAGTAATCTGGAAAGCATCAGGCGTTGGCCCGAGCCTATTCTTGAGGATGTCCACCTGTAGCAGGTTGCCCTCAATCGTCTTCAGCGATAATACAAAGTCCACATCTGTCGTGATATACGTGCTGCCATACACATCTGACAGTTCAACACCCTTCTTTTGTCCGTCATTAGCTTTCTTACGGTTGTGGTGAATCATGATCATGGCGCACGAATACTTGGCTCTCACGGTGGAAAGGTAGTGGATAAGGTTCTTGACCCCTTGCTCATCCGTCAGTTCTCTAGAGCTCACCTTCTGTAACGAGTCGATGACGAGAATGTCTGGCATACAATCATTCATTATCTGGTCAAAGAACACTTGACCTTCGGGTGTATCAAGGTTGATAGGTGTTCCGAACGGGGCGACCAGGAAGTTACGGTTCAAAGTATTCTTGTCCGGGTAAGCCTTACCAATAGTGCCCATAAAATGGTTTAGAGGTGCAGCTGACATTTCCAACGACAAGAATAAGACCTTCTTCTTCCCCGCAATGTTGTCCCAAGTCAGAAACTTCTTTTCCCCCAAAGCCATATGTGCCGCAAGAGCAATAGACAACTGTGTCTTACCTGTCCCCGGATACCCAGTAATAAGCCCAAAGCCCCCCTGAGCCAGTAGTCCATCCAGGACCCACTCAATCTTGAACTCAGCATCCACAAAATCTTGGTACCCCCACACCAGCTTCGACTCACCCATGACAGGGGCACTCTGGTTAGCGGAACTAATCAACTTGCTAAGGTCCACGTTGTCCAGCGAATTGTAGCCATGCTTCTGTCGGGCGCGATTCACGAAGTCAGTGAGCCTACGGTCCCGGTCACGGCGGGTTTTGTACTTCCCCCACCTATCATCAGCATCATAAAGAATCCGAGCTATCTGTTCGTCCCCCCAGCCGAGCTCTGCCCCAAGGTGAGCCAACTCCGACATAGCAGCCGAACGATCCCTTTTAGGAGGCCCTGCAAAGTATGAGGCATCCCTATTGAACTTGTCTGCCATTTCAGAAGTCCATTTAGCTAAAGTACGTACATCCTCAAGCGAAGGTAGCTCCCCAAAAACTAAATCAGTGCTGACAATCTTTCGCGCTGACGGTACATGAGCAAAGTCCTCAAGACTATAATGGCTCTTCACGTTCCCACTCCTTCACTATCACCGGCATGTTGCGCTTGTGATTAGTGGTACGGATTGGTCGAAGTATTTGATCCGCGTCCCAGCCAGACGTATCCGCGTGCATCACATAGGCGAGTGCCCTGTTTTTATCTTCTAGCTCTTCAATGTCTAACAGGAAGTGGTCAAGCTTCCAGTAGCAGTGCTCGTGCCCTTCAATGGAGGATTGGATAATCAGAGTGGGGGGAGGGATAAATATCTTCCCCTCCTCTGCTTCCTGCGCCCACTCTTTAGGCGCGTTCCCATCGAAGTCCACCCACAGCATCCAACTGCCCAGTACATTCTCTTTGGCGGGGTTAGCTGCTTTGAACAAAGCAGGTGAATAGAACACGTTAGCTTTTATTGCCGACCATTTCAGCGTGTGTCGGATGACCCCTTCTCGTTGCCGAGGCCATTCAAACATGTAGGGAGTCCATTTGGATTCGTGCTCAATAGGTAGGTAAACAAACGTGGGTTTGTTCGTAGGCGACTCTTCGCCCCAGACATAGTTGTAAAATTCTTTCAGCTCTTTCGTTGCGTCAATCATTAGGCAACCAGTTTCAAAACAACCAGGACAGATCGCAAGCTTTAACCCACTCAGTTGTTGCTCTACGTTGGTCACTCATTATCGTTACCTTCCCAGTAATAGTGCTCACAAGGCTTCACGTCCTCGGGTACCAAACCCGTGTCATACCCCTCTTAAGATGAGGGTGGCCCCGGAGGAAAGAGAGGGAAAACTCCGGGACCACCAGCCCGCCTAGCTACTCTTTCTTAGCGAAAGGGTTTTTAGCAGCTGTCTGGCGGGCTTTATTCTTCTGGGCTGGCTGAGAAGCCTCAGAAGAAGCTTCGGACACCTTGACGTTCTTGATGTTCTGGAACGTCTTACCAGCGTTCGCACCCTTACCCGTACTTGTGTACAGCACAAGAGTCCCGGTAAGGCCCACCAGATCATCTTTGTCAATGTCATTGACATTCTCACGCGCTACGCCGAGGCTCAAAAGACGAGCTACATAGTAGCCCAACCTTGTGTGCTCTTTGTCTGTAAGGAATCCGGGGTCCACAGGCAGCTCGAAAAGCTCACTGGCTTTCTTGCCTTCCTCACCAACGAGATACTCGAAGATGACCCACGAACGATCAGGGAAGTTCTTGCTGCCCTGCTTGATGTAGACATCTCCAACGACCATTTCGTACATGCCGTCTTCAATGTCATACGATGGTGCTTCAATCTCAGTGGTATCAATACCATAATCATCTAACAGTCCCATTATTTTTATCCTTTTCTTATTGTTATTAGTTAGTGTCGCCCACGAAAGCAGGCTCGTCATCATACTCTTCAGAGACGGGCACACCTTCGTCAGGCAACTCATCCGAGGCCAAGGTTTTGGTCTCGGTTACAACGCCCACAGAATCATTGGACAGCCAATCAGTAACTATCTCAACAAACTCGGTAGGCGAAGTCATTAGGGGCAGCCCGCCGATACGAGATTTCGCATCAACAAGCGCCGAAGGGTGCGATTGCACCTTACGCTCATAAGTCGTATTCTTCCCAAGACCTTTGATTTCTGTCGTGAGATGAGCAGTGACGTGCATAGCTTTCTGTAGTCCGTCACCATTCTTAGGCGAGAAGCCCGGCTTGATAACTTTCATCTTCCTGTGATCCACAACCTCACGCTCGTGAGCAATCACAATTACGTGGACTCCCGACAAGTTCTGGAACATCTCTAATGCTTTCCGACACGCGTCGCCCATCGGCATGTACAGCCTGGGGTCAAGGACTCCGGTAGGAATTTCGTCAGCGTTAGCACCTATGTCATCGCGGTACAGCGCATCAAGCAACATTTCTGCTGCGGTGGAATACTCGTCAATGACGACAGCTCCCACCACGTCCATACCGTTCTCGCCTTTAGCGATTGCGTTAGCGAGGACGGCGAAGTCAGCGAAAGCTGAATACTGCACACGCACGACATCTTCCATCAGACCTTCGTGGTTTTGCAAAGATACCCAGCCTTCTTTGGTGTCGATGTACAACACCTTCTGGCCTTCAGCGATGATGCTCTTTGCTAGGCCCACAGAGAGGACAGTTTTACCTGTCCCTGGTTTTCCGTACAG